AAGATCCAGAAGAAGAAGCAATGGAAATGCCATTCGAAGCAGCAGATGAAGAAGTTGACGAAGCATCAGAAGAAGAAGTTGACGAAGCAGCTGACGAAGAAGTAGAAGAAGCAACTGACGAGATTGAAGAAGCAGCAGACAAATCAGCAGCAGAAATCATGCGTGAGTATGTAAACAAAATGGCAGACGAGCCAAAAAAAGGTGACAACGGTGCAAATGCAAAATCAGTAGTTGCAAGCAAAAATGACATGGGCGGCACAGCATCAAACATCGTAGCTGGTGATACAGCAAGCGACGGCGAAGCAGGCAAAGGCTCAAAAGTCAAAGGCGCAGCACTAAGCGGTCAAAATGCTAAGGAAGATAACGCTGGAAACAGAAATGTCAAAGGCGGAACAAGTGCCAAATCAGGCATGAAAAACGAACCTGGTCATGGTTCTGAGAAATCAGGCAAGCCAGAGCAAGCAGCCAATAAAAAATCAATTATGGGCAGCTAAGTAAGGACTGACGGATGAACCTACTAAGAGAAAATTTGAGTTTCGATAAGGCGAAGATGGTCGTTGAGTCTGCTAACGAAGGCAAAGACCTTTTTATGAAAGGTATTTGTATCCAAGGCGGAGTACGAAACGCCAACCAGCGTGTTTATCCCGTAAATGAGATTAGCAGGGCTGTCACCACGCTCAACGAGCAGATAGCCGAAGGTTACTCAGTTTTAGGGGAAGTAGATCATCCAGATGGACTTCAAATTAACCTGGACCGTGTGTGCATTATGGTAGAAAGCATGTGGATGGACGGTGCAAATGGTTACGGAAAGTTGAAAGTACTACCTACGCCGATGGGAGGCCTAGTAAGAACAATGCTGGAAAGCGGAGTTAAATTAGGTGTCTCATCGCGAGGCAGTGGCGAAGTTGATCCTACGGGAAATGTCAACGGCTTTGAAATAATCACTGTGGACGTTGTGGCACAGCCCAGCGCCCCTGGTGCGTATCCTACACCAATTTACGAGCATTTGATGAACGAAAAAGGTGGATACAAGGCAATACTCACTTCAAAAGAAGTTCAAGGCGACAAACAGGCACAAAAATATATTGCAGAGAGTCTATTAAATATAATAGACAGGCTCCAATAAAAGGAGAAAATAATGGAAGCACTACAAGCCCTTTTAGAGAGTGATGCAATCTCAGAAGCAATGAAAACAGAAATTCAAGAAGCGTGGGAAACAAAGGTTCGTGAAAACAAACTTTCAGTGACCGCCGAACTTCGTGAAGAATTTGCTACAAAGTACGAACACGATAAAGGTGTTATGGTTGAAGCAATTGACACACTTGTAAGTGAAAAACTAGCAGAAGAAATGGCAGAATTCCATGAGGATCGCAAACAACTTGCTGAACAAAAAGCAAAGTATGCGATGGCTATGCGTGAAAACGCAGACCTTATGGGTGCATTTGTGAAGCAGACACTTGTAAAAGAAGTTTCTGAGCTACATGAAGATCAGAAAGCAATGGCAAGTAAATTTGCTATGCTAGAAGAATTTGTTGTAGAACAACTTGCAACTGAACTTGCAGAGTTCCAAGAAGACAAAAAAGATCTTGCCGAAACAAAAGTACGCTTAGTACGTGAAGGCAAAGAACACTTGGCAAAAGTCAAAAAAGACTTTATCCAAAGAAGTGCTAGTGCAATTCAAGAAACAGTTGCTAATGCTCTAACTACAGAGATCAAGCAATTGAAAGAAGATATTGACACAGCACGTCAAAATGATTTTGGACGTAAGATTTTCGAAGCATTCGCTAATGAATACATGGGTTCACACCTAAACGAAACATCAGAAACTAAGAAATTACTTACCGTTGTAGATGCTAAAGACAAGCAAATTGCTGAAGCAAAAGCATTGGCGTTGAAAGCTAAGAAATTGGCAGAAGACAAAAATGCTGAAGTAAAGCGTTTGGTTGAAGCACAGCAACGAGCAAAGAAAATGAACGAACTCGTTGGACCGTTGAGCACGGACCAAAGAGAAATTATGACAGACTTACTGGAATCAGTACAAACTACCAGACTACAATCTGCGTTTGACAAGTATCTACCAGCGGTTATCAATGGTAACACTCCAGCAAAGCAGAAGGCAACTTTAACAGAGGCAAAAGAAGTAACAGGCAATAAACAAACACAAAGTTCTACAGAACCAAGCGACAATAATGTTTTCGACATTAAACGCTTGGCAGGAATATAAGGAGAAAGATATGTCAGAACTATTAGAAAGTCGCTGGCAGGAGACCAAAGGTGCCCTAGTTGAAGGCCTATCAGGCAACAAAAAAGCTGTGATGGAGTCAACACTTGAAAACACTCGTCGCCACTTGATGGAGACAGCAACAGCGGGCGCAACTTCTGCAGGTAACGTAGCAACACTAAACCGTGTGATCCTTCCAGTGATCAGACGTGTTATGCCAACAGTAATTGCAAACGACCTAGTTGGTGTTCAACCAATGACAGGTCCAGTGGGTCAGATCCACACACTACGTGTACGCTATGCGGACACAGCAGGTTCAGGTGCAGCAGGCGCGGTAACAGGCGAAGAAGCACTATCACCATTCAAAATTGCTGAAGCATATTCAGGTAACACTTCAGATGGTAAAGCAGACGCAACTGCGGCACTTGAAGGAGCAGCTGGTAACAGACTAAGCATCCAGATCTTGAAACAAACTGTTGAAGCGAAATCACGTAAGCTATCAGCACGTTGGACATTCGAGGCAGCACAGGACGCTCAGTCACAGCATGGTATTGATGTAGAAGCAGAAATCATGGCTGCTCTTGCACAAGAAATTACTGCTGAGATCGATCAAGAGGTTATTAACTCATTGACAACATTAGCAGGTACAGGTTCAGAAACATACGACCAGTCAGGTGTTTCAGGTACAGCTACATTCGTTGGTGACGAACACGCAGCTCTTGCAGTTCAAATCAACCGTGTATCAAACTTGATTGCACAGCGTACACGCCGTGGCGCAGGTAACTGGGCAGTTGTTTCACCAACAATGCTAACAGTGCTACAGTCAGCAACAACATCAGCGTTTGCACGTACAACAGAAGGCGCATTCGAAGCACCAACTAACACAAAAATGGTTGGTACATTGAACAACGCAATGAAAGTATATGTAAACACATATGCAGCAGACGATGACGTACTAGTTGGTTACAAAGGTACATCAGAATCAGACGCAGCAGCGTTCTACTGCCCATACATCCCATTGATGTCAAGCGGTGTTGTACTAGACCCAGATACATTCGAGCCAGTAGTTAGCTTCATGACACGTTATGGTTATGTCGAACTAACAAACACTGCATCGTCTTTGGGTAACGCAGCAGACTACCTAGGTAAAGTTGAAGTAACAACTTCAGCACTAAGCTTCACATAAGTTTAGCTTCAATAGTCAAAATAGGCCCTCCGGGGCCTATTTTTTTGAGTAAATACTGTAAGGAGAATAAAATGAAATTAGGTTCAGTATACAAATATAGTCCTAACAGGAAATATAATATTATTAGACCAAAAACTTGGGGCAATACATTGGTAGACGTAATGTATCTTACTGCCGATTATCCTGATCTTAGACTCGGTGACACAGTAGAATATGTTTCAGAATTGAAAAATAAAAAAATTTATGCAACTTTTATAAAAAAAGTTGAACAAACTGGTTGACCTTATTGTATTAATTTGCTATATTATAAACATAACGAAGACGACGGTCCAAGTTAGATAGTGCAAGGAAACGATGCTTCACATAGGCATTAACTTGACTCATACGCTGTGGTGGCGCTGTAAGACTTTGGAGACAAAGAGTTGCAGACAGAAATAGAATTAACCATTCTATTGTGAGGTTGTGCTAGTTATGTAGACAGGATATGTCACGGTACTTGTAGGTAATCCTTAGTCCTACCTATCACATTATTAGAGAAAGGTCTGTTATTTTTAACAGGCCTTTTTTTATGACATTATAACCCATTTTTTCTTTTTTGATAAATACTTGTAGATAGATTTATGCGGTACCCGCCGCGTAGACCTAGAACGTCAAAGGAGATAAAACAATGGGAAGACCAATTAACAAAGACAAAATTGGATACGGAACAGGACGTATCGCAGTAAGTCGTCACTTTTTTACAGGTGGTTCAGAAGCAGCAACAGCAGCACATATTGTAAGACAAGCAGGTAACAACAAATTTGTTGTACGTCTTGATTCAAACAATGATGGTAATGGACCGTTCTCACCAAGATCACACGCAAGTGACGAGGTGTTGACACTAGTAAACAAAGCAGACGGTGCATTAGTAGCAGGTGAGTTTAAAATTGACGCTGTAGGTTCAGATTCAACAACTTATCAAGTTACAAAGTTGAAAAACAGAACCGTTCAAGTTGAAGGTAATGACAATGTTATCTATGGTATTGGTGCTGACAGAGATGGAGACGAGATTTCGGGTCATACGAACATGTCTTTATCAGTAAGCCTACCATCGCAATCATAAGGATAGCATAAATGGCTAGTAGTAAGGTTCTCAACTATGGTGTAGATGCCTACACACTCAAACTAAACGATAACGCAGCCTTTACCATTGATACTGGTGCAGGCAAAGGTAGTGTGACAATCACAGGTGACTTATCAGTTACTGGTGAAATTACACAAACTGAAGTAAACGAAGTTGTAGTTAGAGACAGAACAATTACAGTTAACGATGGAGAATCAGCTAACGGGATTAGTCCTGCAGGTGATACTTCACAACTTGCTGGTTTAATTGTTGATAGAGGGAACCTTACTGATGCCTCATTTATATACGATGAAAAATTAAGTTTTTATAATTCAGAAACAGGAACAGAAGATGCCAATGCAGGTGCATTTGCATTGAAAGTCAAAGCCGGTGATACTGGTGGCGAAACTGGAGGTCTTGTAGGTTTGTACACAAACTTTATTGGTACACACAATGATACTGACTTGGTCCTAATTGGATCAAACAGTAACACTGGTAAAGTGACAGTTACAAATACAACAAACTACGAAAGAAACATTTATCCTTATACAGGTGCTAATATTACACAGCAACCTAATTCAGAAGATAAACTAACACCAGAAGGCGATCCTGATTTTGACGATGATGCAATTCCTAACGTAAGATTAATGATTGATTACGTTAGAGGCTATCATGATTATAACTTCCAGGATGAAATTAGAAGTGAAACTGATACAAGTGTTAAAGTAAGTGACTATGAAACTGACAGTAGTCAAGTTAGTCAAGCTAATGTGATTATCGACGGTGTTGAAGTTGCAACTTTTAAACAGGCGAAAATTACATTTACTGATATTGAATTTGATACAAATCAAATTCAACCTGTATCAACTAACGGTAATTTGGTTCTTAGAGGTAACACTGAAGGTAAAGTACAATTTGATACACCTTTAACTATTCCAAAGTATACCGATATTACACCAGGTGAAACAGATCCTGATGCACCAACTGATGGTGTAACAATTTATACTAAAGAAGAAGCTGACGGAGGAACAGGCTTATTTTTCATCAACGAAAACTCAACTCAAGACGAAGTCATTAGCAGGAACAAAGCCCTGCTGTACAGTATTATTTTTTAAAGGAAGACAAAATGGCAATAAACAGCACTCTAATTGGAGCAACAGACACAACCATTCTTACTGTACCTGCTGACAAAAAGTATGCTGTTACAACTCTTTTGGTTTGCAATTATGCGTCAACCACCGATGCATCTAATAATAGTTCATTTAGTATGCATGTGATTTTAGGATCAGGCGGTACAAAAAGCAATACAAACCTAGTGTTGAACGAAGTCGAAATGACTGCACAGGATACCTTTAGTTTCAATACTGAAAGATTGATTTTAGAAGAAGGTGATAGAGTAGTTTTGATTAGTCCAGACTCTGATAAACTATCAGCAACAATTAGTTACTTGGAAGTGTAAATGCAATATTTAAAGAAGCAGGTTTTATATGAAAGAAAGGTTGGAGACCGTCAGTTAGTTGTTGAAAATGACGGTACAATTGAATTCAACCCTGGCAGTGGCACTGTTAAAATCGCAGGTGACCTAGAGGTTACTGGACAAAGTTCAGGGTTTACAGACCCTAAAGTTTATTATGTAAGTTTGCAAGGTAATGATGATAACGACGGCTTAGCAGGCGGCGCATCACGTGCAAAAAGAACAATTAAATCTGCTGTAGAAGCAGCACCAGAAGGCGCAACTATTAAAGTTAGTGCCGGCGACTTCTACGAAGAAAATCCTATCACACTTAAAGAACGCCAAACTGTGCGTGGTGATAGTTTACGTAACACACAAATTTATCCAAAAAACAACACGCAAACTATTTTTTATGTAGACAATGCATGTTATCTTTTCCAACTTACATTCCGTGCATTGAGAGATCCAGGTTGGTGTGTTGAAATCAAACCAAATGCACTTGTAACTGTTTCACCTTATGTTCAAAACTGTACCAACATGAACGGTCCATGGTTAAACGATGGTACAGAATTTATTCCGTTTAAAACAGAACAAATTGCCGGCGTACCGGCAGGTGCAAGACCAATTGAAAACGATCCAAATGTGCCATTGGCAAAACGTGTTAATACAACAGGCGGCGGCAATGGTATGCTTGTTGATGGTAATCAGTATGATCAGAAATCACTTGTATTTTCAATGGTTGCTGACGCATTTACACAGATTGCACAAGGCGGTATTGGTTTCCATATTACAAACTTTGGTTATACACAGATTGTTAGTTGTTTCTCGGTCTTTACACGTATTGGTTTCCAAGCTACAAAAGGTGGTTATCTTTCAATCTCGAACTCGGTATCTGACTTTGGTACATTTGCTATTATTGCAGACGGTGTATTTGACGAAGTGTATACAACAGCTCGTCCTGCACAAGATTATCGAAGTAAGGTTGGTAGTATCACTGTAAACAGTGGCGGTGCAGGTTATCAACAAGCACCAACTGTATCAATTGCAGAACCAGAAGATCCAACAGGTACTAGAGCAACTGCAACTGCAACAATTGATGCTACTACTGGAGAACTCACTGGTATCACAGTGCAAAACCAAGGTGATGGTTACAAGTCAGTACCAACAATTACATTAACAGGCGGCGGATTTAGTGTTCCAGCTGAAGCAACTGCTAACCTATTAAAGAACCAACAAGTTACAGTTAATAGTTTACGTGATGTGCCACAAACAGGTAGTTTGATCAGTTTTGAAGGTGACTCACAAAAATATTATGTTACATCAACTGATATCACAACACGTCCATTTATTTACGACGAAGCAGTTTGTCGTAGAGACGTAAGACGCATTGTAGATGCTGTAATGGGTGATATTGTTATGGGTACTAATTATCAGTCATTGGCTGCTGGTAGAAGTTACCTAAGAGCCAACAGTGCAAAAGTTCTTAACCAACAGCAAGCACCAACAATATACGGTATTGAAGCAGCTAGAGACGAAGTTTTAGAAAGACTTCCTGACTATGAATCAAACAACGTTGATATACGTTATGATATCATCGAACGTTTTGCAGAAATTACACAATTTATTGAAAACGAAGACAGTACCGCGGCACCAGATATTTTCTATAACGACGATACCGCAGTAACCGACGGTCACCACCATGCAAAAGATACACTTTTGTTAAACAAAGACTTTATTATCGAAGAAGTAATTGAGTATGTTAGTGATCAGTTTACAAATCTAAGTTACAACCAAGACAAATGTGAAAGAGATGTAAGATTAGTTGTTCAAGCTATTGCAGACGATGTAATGCTTGGAACAGATTATAGAACAATTTACGCTGGGTTAGCGTATTTGAGAAAAAACAGTATTCGTGTTATTAATGACCAACTTACTGTTACCAAAGAAGCATATAAGAATGTAAGAGAAAAAATGTTAGCTCTTCCACAAGTTGTTGCAAGTCCTGTTGCTACATCTCGTGTAGAAAACTTGTTTACTGAATTTTTCGATATTCTAAATGGTAGCGATTACAGCAAAACAAAATGTCGCAGAGATTTGGGATTAATTTTTGATGCCGTACAGTACGACAGTTTGTTAGGCACAAACTACAACAGTGTTACAGCAGGTCTAAGTTATGAAAGAGCTCCTGCATATTATGTTATTGGTAGTCAATTTCAACAAACAGTTAGAGCAATCGAACGTGCTAGAGATTTAGCAGTAGCAGAAGCTGATGCAGATGCAACAGCTGAACAAAGAGTTGAAGATAATTTCCAAGAAATTATTGATATCATTACAATTGCAGACAGTTCACAAGATGATTCTACAATCAACAGAATTACATGGAGCGATCCTGGTGCATTGTATCAAAATAAAACAAATGCACGTGAACAATTGCAAACAAACAGAGCATTTATTATCAGTGAATTAACAGCATGGATTGGCACAAACTATCCAGCACTAAACTATGATAGTGACAAGTGTGAAAGAGACACTGGATTTATTATCGACGCTGTTAGTCATGATGTGCAATACGGTGGTAACTTTGCTACAAGAGGTGCAGCAAATGCATACTTTGAAGGTACAGCAGCACAACTACCTGCAGATCAACGTGCAGCAACAGCAGCAGCATATGAGCAGCTAAGTGTAATTTGTCAAAGCATTATTCTTGAAACATACGCTGGTCAAGACGTTACAGGTAATGCAGCATCAGCAACTGAACAAACAGAAATTGATGACTTGATTACTATAATTGAAGATGTGATCACTGCAAATAGTGTATCAGGAATGCCTGCACTTGTTGAGCCAACAACAAGCTGGGTTGACTCAGATTTAAGCGATGCTATTGACGATGTACTAGCAGAAGAAGCAAATATTATTGACGAAGTAATTGCAGAAATTTTAGTTACAATTACAAATGCTGACACAGTTACGTTTCCTAATCCAACTACAGTCATTCAACAAAAAGTTGATTCAAAAGATCAGTTGTTAGCCAACAAAGATTTTATGGTTGAAGATACAATACGCTTTATCGAAAACACATATCCTAACTTGGATTACGATGTTGACAGATGTCGCAGAGACACAGGCTATATCATTGATGCATTGGTATATGATTTGCTTTATGATTCAAATGAAGCAACAAGACAAGCAGCACTTTCGTATTTTGTAGGCACTACAGGACAACTAGGCAGTGACGACGAAGAAACTGCAACAGCAGCAGCATATCAACACTTGCAAGGTTTGACTACTGGTGTAATTTTAGAAAGTGCAATCACAAGACAAACTGGTAACACACTTACACAAGATATCAGCGGAACACCAGGTACTGCTACACAAACAAGTAGAGTTTCAGATCTTATTGACATTATCATCGATGTTATTGAAGAAGACGACACAGACAATCTTCCAGGTGTAGACCGTCCAACATTTTCTTGGGTACAGAGTGATATTCAAGCAGCGGGTGTCGCAATTAGAGCAAAAGACGATGCATATGCTACAGAATCAACTGCATTTATTTTAGATAGATTCCCAGATTTTACATATGACAGAGAAAAATGTAAACGTGACGTAGGATTAATTCTTGATGCTGTTACAAGAGACAGTCGTCTAGACACAAACCATAATAGTCTTGTTGCCGGTTTAGCATATCAAAGAGCAAGTGCTGCAACTTACAAAGCACAACAAATGCCAGCAACACTTATGGCTATTAGGGAAGCGAAACGTCTTGCACTGACTTATGTGCAAAATAGCAGCACTGCAATTACTAGAGTTACAGAAAACTTTGATCATGTTTTAGAAGCAATCGAATATGGCACTTTACCAAGTGAAGGATATAGCTATCCTGCTCCAGGACCTGCTACACAAGCAAGAATTGATTCTGTCAGACTTATTCAAGCAAACAAAGATTTCTTAATTGAAGACACAATTCAATATGTAAATAACCAATATTATATATACGACAGTGCTAAGTGTCGTAGAGATACAGAATTAATTTTGAAAGCTGTAACTGATGACTTACAAATGGGCACAAACTATAACAGTGTTACAGCAGGTTTGAGTTATTACAATGCCAATGCACAAAAAGTAATTGATGATCAATTAACAGAAACTATTGGTGCAATTACACACGCAAAAACACAATCTTTAACTTATATCACAGATGATTCAGCAAGCACAACAACAGTTGGAAACTTGTTTGATGAAGTTTTGGATATTATTCAAAACGGTACAGGTAATGCTGATGCTTTAACATTTACAAACCCGTTGTCAAATGCACAAGCAACAAATGCTCGCACACTGATGCAATTGAACAGAACTTTTGTTATCAACGAACTTATTTCATGGATCAACACAAACTATCCAAATTTAGAATATGATCGAGACAAGTGTGAAAGAGACACAGGATATATCATTGATGCATTGAGCTATGACATTCAATACGAAACTAACCAAGCAACAATTCAAGCTGCAAAACTTTACTATGAAGGAACTGCATCTCAACTTCCTTACAGCCAAAGATTTGCTACAGCAGCAGCATACGAACAACTAGGTGATATCCTTGGCGGTATTGTAATGGAAGAATACCCAGGACAAACCAACAACGGTGGTAGTATTGCAGACAGTGATATTGTTGAAGAAATTGCTGGTCTTGCTAGTGAAGTATCAGAATCTATCACAGCAAATACAATTGCATTACTTCCAGATTCAATTGATTTAGATTTGAGCGGCACAAGTGCAGCAGCAATTGACAGTGCTGAAGATATCTATGTCACTAACAAAACTGCAATTTTAGACAGTGTTATCAACTACATTAGAACAACATACAATGGCTTTAGCTATGATGAAACCAAATGTCGTAGAGACACAGGATATTTGATTGAATCTACCAGTCATGATTTGTTGTACGGTGGAAACAGAAGTAGTAAAATTTCTGCGCTGAGTTATTTTGACGACGGCGACAATCAAGTTTACGGACAGGAATCACAAACCAGTGCAGCATTGGTTCACTTGAAAAGTATTATTGATGACATCATTGAAGGTGCAGCAATTGTAGCTCAAACTGGCAACGATGAAACACAGGTAATCAACGGAACATTTGGTACAAGTGCAGATAGTACTATTGCACAAGAATTGTTAGACATTACCATAGATGCAATTGATGCTGGCGACACAGACGATTTACCAGACGACGATGATCCTGATTTTGCATGGATTGATGCAAACTTAGAATCTGCTTTAAGTACACTCGATGATGCAAAATCAACTATACAAACAGGTGTAATTACATTTATTACAGAAAATATTATTGCATTTGATTATAATGAAGACAAGTGTCGTAGAGATACATCTTACATCTTTGATGCAGCAATTTATGACATGATGTATGGCGGTAATAAACAAACACGTAGAGCAGGTGAAGCATATTACAACAACAGTGTAATTGACGGACAAGAAGCTATTACTGAGTTTACATACAAACATCTTGCAACAATGATGAGTAAACTTGCGCAAAACCAAGCATTTACAAAAACAAGTACAAACTCAATTACTCGTGTGTATGGTACAAATGCAGGTACAGCAGATGCTGGAGCAAGTCTTAGTACAAACCTAAATAAAATTGCAGAAGTAATTCAATTAGGTGGAACAACGTATTTGCCAGATGAAGTAGATCACTTCTATACAACAATAGGTGATCAAGACTTGAATTTGAAGCGTAACGATGTTTTAAACGATCTAGATGATATTGAAGACGAAGCAATTAGATTATTGAACTTGCAATATGGTGGTGTAGCAACACTTGATCTATTCCCAGCATTGCTTGCAGTAGACGAAGGCACACTTGCTAACATGGAAAACGTGTCAACAGTAAGTACTTCAGGACATGCATTTGAATACGTTGGCGCAGGCATTACATACAACGCACTTCCGTTCTTTGGTGGTAGTGCAATTGCTGCAAACGAATTTGTTGAAACAAATAATGGTAAAGTATTTGCAGGTGGTACAGTTGACCAAATTGGTAACTTCAAAGTTGGTAACTTCTTCAACGTAAACGCACTTACTGGCGCAATTACATTGAATGCTGAAGAAATTAACCTCAACGGTATTGCAAGTATTGGTCCATTTAAACGCTTTGGTATTCCGGTTGGTGTTGAACTAAAAGAAGTTAGCAATTCTAGTGACTTGACTGCTTCAACAGGTAGTGCAGATTCAAACACAGTGCCAACACAGATTGCAGTCAGAGACTATGTTGAAAATAGATACTTGAACAAGTTGACAGGCGGTACAGTTGAAGGTGATACAATATTTGCAGAAGATGTAGAAGTCAACGGTAGTGAAATATCAACAACAAGCACAACATTTGACCTTTTCAACGACAATGCTAATACACTGAACTTTGCAGGCGGAACAACACAACTTACAATTGGTGCAGACGATATTGGTACATCTACGTTTAGACACAATGTAGTTGTTGACTTAGACCTTACTGTTGACGGTGGCGATATTAAAACCAATGTAACTGATACATTCAATCTATTGAATGAAAATGCTTCTACTATCAATGCGTTTGGTGATGCAACTATTATTAATATGGGTGCAATTAGTACAGATAGTATTTTAACATTTAATAGTGAAATTGTTATTTTTAACAGTGTAGGTACGTTACAAATTCCAGTTGGTACAACTGAACAACGTGGTGCAGACAGTACAGCAGCAATTGGTCAAATTAGATTCAATACAACTGATAGTACATTTGAAGGTTACGATGGCGCTAACTGGGGCACACTAGGCGGAGTAAAAGATGTTGATCAAGATACATTTATACGTCCAGAAACAGTTCCAGGTGCTGATGAAGATGTGTTGGAATTCTTTACAGATGGTGTAGAAAGACTTACACTTTCTAACACCACACTGACATTAGACGATACTGTAAATGCAATCATTCAAAGTGTAACTGGTAGTGATAGTTATGATACAGGTGCATTGACTGTTTTAGGTGGCGTTGGTATATCTGAGAACTTGCATGTTCAAGGTTGGATCGGCGGCGACACCAGCAACGAATTACAACTTACACGTTATGCAACTGATAAAGTTATTATTCCTGCAAACACAATTGAATCAACAGATCCGTGGACATTTGTTGTTGATGCAGCTGATAGTGCTACGGATAGTCTAATTAGACCATTGACATTAGCTCATCATAACCAAGCAGGCACTGCTGTTGCTGGTAGTGGTGTTGGTATGAACTTCGAAATCGAAACTACCAATAACAACTATGTAACCGGTGCAAGAATTGATGTAATTAGTTTAGATGTTACAACTGGACAAGAAGACTTTGATATGGTTATCACAACACATATTGAAGGAGCAGATGTTGAAAAAGTTCGTATTAGTGAAGATACAACAACTATCACAACTGATTTAAGAGTTAACGGAGCATTAATAACTGATGGTATACTTGATGCAGCTGGCTTTACAGGTAGCTTGTTTGCAGACGATAGTACAGAGATTATTGATGCTGTAAACAACAAGTTGACTGTTGTAGATGGGGCTATCGAAACACTAACACTCACCAATGATCTTGAAGTGCAATACGGTGGTACTGGTAGAGGCAGCTTTATTAGACATGGTATCCTGTATGGTAATGATACAGGTGAGATTCTAGTGACAGATGCCGCAGGTAGCAGTGATACAAGCAACAGTTTCCAAATACTTACTATCACAGATAGTGGCGATGACACACCAGTTTGGACTGATACAATTGACGGCGGAGAGTTCTAAACTCCGCCATCATCCTTCTATGATAAATAAATGTACAGCGATTTCTATCGTGTAGTTTGGGCGTCTTATGACTTGACCCGTACCTAACTAGGAGGCAGCCTTAATGGCAACAAATATTAGACACAAGCGTAGTGCGGTCGCAGGCAAAATACCTACCGCTTCTCAATTACAATCTGGTGAATTAGCAATCAACACAGCAGACGGAAAAGTATTCTTGTTGCGTGACGATAACACAGTTCAAGACATTACAAATAGAGTTTTTGACAACGATACACAAATTCTTGTAGAAGACAAAGGCGATAGTAGTCAAGCTCAAATCAAAGTTGATGTCAATGGTTTTGAAAAAATAACCATTACTGAACAAGAATTCAACATGAAAATGCCTTTGGACATGGAAAATGCCGAAGCTATTACATTTAGAGAACTTACTGCTTCTGGTCTAGACGGTGTTGAAATGAAAGCACCAGATAACTTGCCCGGCTCATATACCTTAACATTGCCTCTACAAACAGGTACAGTTGGCCAAGTTTTGAAAACAGATGGTAACGGACAGCTTGAATTTACAGATCCTGATATCTTTGGCGGTAATGTCGTTTATGTGTCTCAAGAACAAGGTGATGACGATAATGATGGACAAAGTGCTCCTGTTAAAACTGTAAAACGTGCATGTCAAATTGCTTCAGGTTTGGTGTATAATACTGATGGTACACGTAACAATAGACGCATCAACATCAAAGTTGCCGTTGGTGATTATACTGAAGATAACCCAGTGATTATTCCTGACAATGTTGTTGTTAAAGGTGACGGGTTGCGTGGATGTATTGTGCGACCTGCTAATGCTAACTTGGATATGTTCCGTGTACGTAACGCATGTTACTTTGGTGAATTTACCTTTAGAGACGGTGTCGATGACAACTTTGTTCCATTGATTACATTCGACTATGCAACAGTGTTTGATGATCCAGATGATCCAAACTGTTCACGTGAAGGATATACAAACCTACCAAATACGCAACCAACAATTGATACATCTCCGTATATTCAGAACGCTTCGATTATTTCATTCTTGGGTGGTAACGGTGCAAAAATTGACGGTGCAAAGATACAATCACCCAACGTTCCCCAGTTTGCTATTGAAGCTGAAAATCCAACAATTGGTGCTGTTCCTGAACAAGGTAAATCAATGGTTAGTAACGCTTACACCATGTTGTCGTTTGGTGGTACAGGTTGGCGACTATTAAATGATGCATACGCACAGATCGTTAGCTGCTTCCAAATCTTCATGCTTAACGGTGTTTACACGCAATCAGGCGGATATTGTTCAATTACTAACTCTGCTACCAACTTTGGTTTGTATGCACTGCGTAGTAGTGGTTATTCACCTAAAGCATTTGTGTTCGACCGAGCATTTGTCACTAATACAGGTCAAAGTGAAGGTAAACAAACTGTCACTATTGCGGGTATCAATCGCGATGCACCAGTTGAAGAATTTGTTCTACGCTTTAGAGAACCAGGTTATAAGTATGCTCATGATATTATTACTAACAATATCAACAGTATTGCAGATGACACAGTTGATTGGATTCAAAATGAAATTGCCACTGCTTCGCCTAGTATATGGTCAGGGTTCACCTATGACGAAGCTAAATGTGGTAGAGACACAAGATTACTGTTAGATGCTATTAGATATGACATTATTTTCAACAGTAACTACAGGACTGTAAGCGCAGCTCTGAGATACTTCAACGGTACGTTTCCTAACTTTGCTGATCAGAAGGATCAGCACATTGAAGCGTTTGGCGAAGCAAAAACTATCACTGGAAACTATCTAAGCGACTCAACAGCCACCACTAGATCTAATGCTTTGTGGGATGAAATCATTGATATTTTGACAAATGGTGATACAGATACAGTGCCAGGCGATGGTGTTGCAGATGCTTACACTCGTCCGGATCCAACTGGCGGCACAAACAATGCAAGCGATAGTGGATTTGCAAATGCACGTGATCAGATCTTTAACAACAAACTTTTCATGCAAAAAGAAATCACTGCATGGATTGCTGTTCAAGTATCAGAAGAAAATTCACCGTTTGATGAAACTTTTTCTTACAGTGTGTCACAGTGTGAAAATGACATTGGCTTGATTGTTGATGCATTGGTTTATGACTTGACGTATGGCGGTAATTTGCAAACTTATGATGCTGCACTAGCATACTTTGTAGGTACACAAGGACAACTTGCTGACGGACAAAAAGAAGAAACTGTTGCTGCTTATGGAAGATTAAAAACCATACTAGGACAAATTGCCCAAGAACAAACAGTAACAAAATCAACTGGTAACACACAAACACAAGATACAACTGCTGGAGTAGGTAGTGCAACAGCCGCAGCTAGAGCACAAACACTTATTCAACAAATCATTGATTATATTGACAATGATGGCGATGCAGATGAATCGGGTTTAACTCAAGAAACACCAGACCTAACATGGGTCTCAAGTAACGCAGAATATTCAGCTTACAATGAATTGGATGCTGAAGGACGTAAAAACATTGCACAAAATGTTACACGATATATCAACACACAAATTCAAGCAAATCTATGGTACAACTTTGATTACGATGTTGAAAAATGTCGTAGAGATACAAAACTAATTGTTGAAGCTGTTGCTGACGATACATGGGATACAGGTAACAGATACACAAGAAACGCAGGTTTAGCATACTTTAACAAGAACTTGGCTGACTCATCTGAGATTACTATCAGTGGTCAAGAACTACAAACTGAAGCAGCAATTCAACAAGCTGCTGTATACACAATTGCAACTATCACAGGCAAACCAGGTATTACAACAGATATTGAAGATTTTGTAAATGAAAGATTTGACATTGTCTCAAATGCTATTGTTGATCCAGGAGATATTCCAAATCCAACAGAAGTTAGCTCCGAGGGCGATGTAACCAATGACTTTAAAGCAGCACCTGATGAACAAACATTTGATGCTGACGGAGACGTTGCAACTTCAACAGGTATTTTTACAATTGCAGATCACGGATATGCAAATGGTACAAAAGTAATCTACGACAGTAATGGCAATAATGATATTGGCGGACTTGAAAACGAAACAACCTACTATATTAAGATTATTAACGATGACGAATTTACATTGACATTTGACGACAGTCTTGAGTTTGATGTGCAACTGTTTACTAATGTAACCAACAGTGGAACACACAAATTCTTAAGTGGTATTATTGAATTCTTTGTAGAAGAAGTTATTTCAAGTCATACTACTTATCAAACACTTATTTTAGAATCAGGTGCAGAATCATATGAATTTATTCCAGGACGTACTATTTCGGGTACAACTGGTGTTAACAATAACAGTGCTATTGTTACACAGTGGGAACCTGATTTAAGAAGACTTACTGTGAGCATTGAAGAAGTTACAGTTGGATCAAGTACATTACGTATTCAATTTGATACCAGCAGTACAATTACAAGTGACCATGCTGATACACCAAACTTGGCGATTTCATTGCTAGAAGTAGCAGCAAAAACTGGCTTAGGTACAGCAACCTTCAGTATCACTGCAACTGACGGTTCAAGTAGTTTAACCAACTTGAGTGCCTTGCCTGAGAAACAGTGTTGGTTCCACAGACCTAGTATTGTTAACTCATCATCACATACTTGGGAATATGCAGGTTCGGGTACAGACTATAACGCTCTACCACAAAACGGTGGTAATACTAGAACAGAATATGAACAATTTGAAGAACTACCAGGACGTGTGTATTCGTCAGGTACAAACGAACTTGGTGACTTTAAAGTTGGTGACTTTATTACAGCCTTTAACAGAACTGGTAACATTACCTTTAGAAACAAAGTGCAGGTGGACGAACTTGATGCACTGCGTCTAAGTGTTAGTGATGTTGAAATTGAAGAAATCTCAACTGATGTAAACTTAGGTGACAACGAACAAGGTGGTGCAAGCGATAATAGACTTTCTACACAGCTTGCAGTGCGTAGCTTTATTTCAAACAGACTAGGTGGGTTTGTTGACAAGTCAGTTTCAACTGCTGCTGTTCCTGGTGCTATTGTACAACTTAACGTAAATGGACAGTTGAATGCTGACTTGATTCCAGCTACTAGACAGTTTACAAACACAAATACCAATGGATATCAATCAAGACTTCTACAAGTAGAAGATGTTCCTCCTGTAGATTTGAAAGCTGGAGATATTGGTACAGAAAATTATGAACAGGTTGAACTTACACTAAGTGGTAATATCTCTGCTAATGATGGCGATATTATTACACAACCTGGTGTAGCAGGTGCAAGAGCTTATGCAAAAGGTGATTTTCCTAACAGTAACACAGTCTTGGTTGTGACCACAGGTGCAGCATGGGACGACAACGAAGACAGTACAGGTGATCCTTGGGAAATCGGCGCCGGCAATATTTTCGTCAATGGTGTTGACTCTGGTGAGAATGTTACGTCAAAAGGTGCAAGCACTGCAATCGTAGAT